GTATGTTTTAAATCCGCCATGGTCAGGCAATACTTGTGGCTTACCTAAGCCCATCATTTCAAAATTACATAAGCCGAATCCCTCCCCTTCTGCACATGATACACCAATATCACCGCTGTTGTATATCATGTTTATAGTTTCATCGTCATGGCATAAATCCTTTGTGACAAGTAACATTTTGTTCATATGCTGTTCAACAGGAACGCCGCGCTTACGTAGCTCCCGCAAGTATATATCAACAATGGGATAGCCTCCACGGGACCCATTATCGCAGACGCAAAACAGCCGTATATCGCGATTAGGCCAGCGGCACACCAACTCGGCAAATGCCATTACAAGCAAGTCATACCGTTTTCGTAAAGTATTTCTATTAACGGACACAATCAGAAATGTTTCCTTGGGCATATTTATTGCGTCACGTGCCTTAAATTTTTCAATTAAAGGATGTGCCACTGGGTCAAATGCGTGTTTCATTACGCCAACAGGTTTAGTAAGGCCCTGGTCAATTATAACCCTTTTCCAAAACTCTGAAAATACAAACACTTTATCACACGTATGATTTAACATATCAATGTGCATGGGCCGTTGACTCAAAAATACCTGGTCCAAATAAACAAGCACTTTCATTTTTACCCTGACGTCAAAGGGCACCCTACGCAAAGCTTCAAGAAACCCGCCAACCACATTGGCGTCATTGTATAAAACCACCACATGTGGTTGAACCGATTCTGCATATTTAGCAAAATCACTATAGCCAAATCCACCTTGATTATTAAGGTCGCAAATGGCCTGAACTTTAACATTTGACGGATAGGGTCTAAAATTATCTGAATTTGCCATGACTATGGGAATTTTCTGAAAACCAAAGTGATATACATCAAACTCTGGTAGCCCGCTTAGAACTTTGATAATATTCCATGCCACTTTACTGTAGCCGGTAAAGTGTTGGCAATGCGTCGACACAAACAGAATTTTTTTTGCCGGTGCCTTATACATAAAAGAGTTTGTTTGACCAGTGTCAGCAACAAAATTCACAGCAGGAGCTTCTTGTTCCGGCTTTGCTACAACAGTATCACTTTGTAATGTTTTTAATAATTCATCAAGATTTGGGGTCATTTTTTGCTCGACCACGCTACTTGATTCTGCCGTTAATGATTTTAATAGGGCATCTAGTTTTGCCGAATACATATTACATTATAGCACGTGTATGAGTTTAGGTCTCTTTACAAAATACCAAAAAATTTGAGGTCATCCACTTATAATTTTAACAAGTAAAAGAAGCAAGATGATGCGCCTTACGCTACTTAGCCTTTATCTAACCAACGCCTTTTCCCTTATTAAGGATTGTAGCAAGGTGGATAGCCTATTCAAGATTAATGCGCTTGGATTCTGGCCTGACCCAGCCATTAAGAATGAAAATTCTACTGTTTCATTTGCATACACCAATCCTGGCTCTGCTATTAGTGCAGGCACGGCTAAGTATAGCTACACTTACAATTTCATTCCTCTGACTCCCACTACTGCCGACCTCTGCACACAGACTACGTGTCCCATTGAGCCAGGCACCTACAACCAGTCAAGTTCTTCAACGTTCCCTGATGTGACAGGCTCATTAACAATCAAACTTGAATGGTTTGATGCTGCCGGCAAGCAACTTCTCTGCGCCCAGATTAATACGAAGGTCCGATGAGTGCCCAAGCAGCTGCCGTTTTCTCCGGTCCCGTTGTTGGCATAGTAACATTAAAAGATACCCCCACTGGTTGTCAAATAAATGCCAGTTTTTCACACATGCCTCCAGGCGACCATGGATTTCATATTCACGCAGCTGGCGACATGCGTGCAGCCGGCTGTGCAGGCGCATGTAGCCATTATCATGTCGGTCCACCCGCCGATCATGGAAATGGTCCAAAATCAAAAGGGCCCCGCCACACTGGTGACATGGGTAATATATCTATGGCAAAACCAAATCGCCGTTTTTTACTAAAGGGTGTCAAGGTTGCCGATTTATATGGGCGGTCCTTAATTGTTCATGAAGACCCCGATGATTTAGGCCAAACAGACCACCCTGAGAGCAAAACTACTGGTAATTCGGGTAAACGTATTGGGTGTGCACTAATTGGCCGTGTAGAATGTAAATTATCAAAGCTAAGGCAAACTCGTAAGACACATAAACAGACAACACCTAAATAAACACAGAGGACTGTCATAATGCCAAGACCAAGACTGTTTAATGTAGGAAATAACATGAAAACAAACCCCACTATAAAGCAAAATCATCGCAAAGAAACTATACCAAAAGCCCTGCGCGAACAGGTATGGAAGCGTTATATAGGTGATAAGTATAGTAGGAAATGCACAGTTATATGGTGTCAAAATATAATTTCAGCTTTTGATTTTCATGTGGGGCACAATATACCAGAATCAAAGGGTGGAACGCTTGACATAGAAAATTTGCGGCCAATTTGCGCCCGTTGTAATTTATCAATGGGTTCAAAATATACTATACATGAATGGAATGAAATGGGCGGTAGGCCTCAGGGCTGGCGGCGCTATTTTTGCTTATTAAATTTCTAAACCAAACCCAGCCAACCACACTTCTCACAAACCCAATCAAATACAATCAAATACAAATTAATATAAAAATTAATCAAACAAATAATTTTTATATTAATAACCATTACTATTCCAAAAATTATACCAATGCTGCCGCAATAGCGTGCTTCAAATACATCTTATAGCCAACCCACCACTGCCCCATTTCCTTTTGTATTTTCTCCAATACGTCAGGGCGCGAATTAATACTGTTAATAACTGCACCAGCCCCCGTCCAATCTTTGAGTCCAAAAAGTGGCACATTAGTTGAACCACATAAAATATTCATGTATGATTGGTTTTCGTCCAATCCTACAATAGGAATGGCGCCATGTTCAAGGGCTTCATAAAATCTATACGATTCAACGTTCCAAAACCCATTAAGGCATGGGACAAATTTAGCGTCACGCAACGTTTCAATATATGTTTTTTCACCTAAATTCAATGGACTCATCCATGTGGGTGTAGTATGCACTAAGCATTTAGGCACCTCCTGCCGCAAAATATCAATAATTTGCGCCCGTCCAGGTCGGTCTAATGCACCGGCAAAGGACCATGTCATAGTACGGCCGTTAATTGGCACAACAACCCCTCCGCAATCAGCTCCACGCCCATTCATATAACCTAAAGGAAAATGTATGACCTTTTTGCTAACAGCTTCAGGTCTCCAGTAATTTCTAAAAACGCGCTTGACACCAGGATGATTATAAATTCCAATATCAGCTTTGCATTGTTCATCACTACAGTGAATTAAAAATATTTCACAATCCATGTGTCGGTTAATCCAGCCCTCAACTACAGTTACGGGCACCACGTGCTGATAAAAGATAAAGACCCGTCCAGATACATGTTCGCTACTTTCCCTCCATATAAATTTCTTAGCAAAAATTTCACTTAGCCATTCTGATTCCATACACGTGTTAGACTGACTTGGAGCAAAGTATATCATCGTATTTTCATCATTTGAAACAGCTGTCTCACATGGACTGCTGCTGCTTGAACCAACAGCAGCAATCTCTTCTGGCTTAAAACTCTCAACATTGTTCCAAATTTCAGTATCAAATTTGTCGACACGATTGAAATTATTGAAGTCTGCATTTTGATAATTTGGGTCTGCATCTTGAAAGCATCCAGCAATTAGTGGCGTAGTAAAATATATGTTGAGCAAGTTATCACCATGGTTAACCATCATGTGGTCAATGCTTGTAAAGATTCCTTTTTCTTCAATCAGTGCACAAAGTTTAGCCGCCCCCGCCTTTGTAATATAGTAGGAGTAGGCACAGAAATGGAAATATCTACGCTCAGGGCCGCCAAAAAGACTGTGCTTTTTAACCCGTGCAAAGTGTGCGTTTACAGGCTCCGTCACAAGTGGCAATGCCTTCATATTAGGTGGCAAAACACCTCCTAAAAACACTATATCCGTATCTAACGGCAACATCCGTGCCTTTTCCGCCCATACATTCATGAAATTCTGGCATAGCACAGCGTCATCTTCAAATACAAGATATGAGCTATATGTTCCGTCGCGCAGCCGTTTCCAAATATTATAGTGCGATAAGGCAACTCCCATTACACCTTTTTTCCATTTGAAGTCATTATTTCTAAAGAGATGTACAAGGGCGGGCGTCAGTGTAAGTGTATTTCCATAAACTGCCGGCTCACGATTGCAAATTTCATCCATATAGGGATGAGAATTTTTAAATTTTTCAAGTCTGTCCTGGCGATGGTCTAAGTTTATTATGTAGGCTATGTCGAAGCCTTTCCCAACGTCACCAACAATTCTATTGCGGATATACATTAAATTTAGCAAATTATCCCATGCGCGATTCAGAGTAATAAGTTCTGGTTTAACGCATACGCCAAGCAAGGATGTAAAAAAACTTGCATATTTTCCGCCAGCAGTGAAGCCAATAATATCAGTGCTAAACATTGGTGCTGCCCGTTCCAAATCTGTTAGTCCAACAGCAGCACTGAATTGGGGGCCCCACATTCCGCCAATTATACGACCCACATATATTTGTTCCAAAGTTAGCCTGTCCCATACCTTTGCCAAGTCTTTCTCATCGTACCCATAATCCATATACAGAATTTGTGTCCCCTGGGCAAAAGATGCATCTGCAACAACTAAACACAGCGCCTTCCACCCTGTATGGGTGTTTGTCCAAAAACCAGCCCACCCAGGATTCCATGTTATGTCAAGCATAATAACACGTTTGGCGCCGGCCGCCTCCAATTGTAATTTCTCATCGGCACTAATATCCCAGGCCCATACATACAATGGACCCATGCGCCTAATAAGACTTTTAGTGGCGTCAACTGTATGCCTTGTGCAGCAGGTTACAATAGCGCGACCGCTGGTATCCGATATTTTTTCTGCAGTGTAAGGTGGCAGTGATGGCACCTCTTGCTCTCTACTTCTGGCACTTGCAGCGCCCGCGGGCGCCCCCGTTTTTCCAACAAGACCGACCATAACGCGTGCCAAGATATCCCAAATTTTAGCATACTCTTTGAGTTTTTCCTGACTTAGTAAAGGAACTCTTGCCATTGCCGCCCATGCATTTGCGTCATTATCAAGTTTAGTAATCTGTTCTAAAAGTTCGTCATAACCGAGCCCTGTTGCATTTATAAATCCACCATCGTTAAATTCTAAATGCACCTCTGGGTCGCCCCAATAAATTGGGACACAGCCTCCCATTTTAGCGTGTAAAAGTTTCTCCGTTACATAGCCTGCGTCCGAAGAATTTTCACATACCAAGGCAAATTTATATTGTTTGTAAAATTCTACTTTGGCGTGTTGCCCACCAGCACCACCAAGCCCGCATGGAATTTGGGGCACATTGTTAAACAACACGCCTGCACTGTCAATAGGCTTATATCTGGAAACAACGTTATAAAGTGTATTACGCTCGACACAATTGGGATTGGAGGCAACAAACACGCAGAACTTATTGCGCACCAATCCTGACCCACATAACGCTGTATTGAGTGGGAAGGGCTGTGGATTCCTGATTAACTTGATATCTTGGTTGAACCAATTTAGCTCAAGCATCCAGTATGGTAAACGTATGTAATTTTCACCACTTCGCTTAAATCCCACATTTACTAAGGCCGCATTACGTGGGCCAGTATTTTCACCAGTGTAAAATATTTTGGGCACATTGGCAAATCGCGCATCAGCGTGCGCTGAGCCAAAAGGCCCAAATATAATTATGTTAGGATTAATATTGTTTGCTTCTACTTGTATACCAGCACGTAGCAAATTAGCAAGAAACACATTATGTTGGGGTTGAAAATCCTCCCACATATCAAAAAACCCAAGTCGCAGCGTGCCCCCAACCCCACCAACTCCACCAAGTCCAACTCCACCAACTCCAACTCCACTTTTAGGTTTCTCCACATCTTGTAAAGACTTTTCAAGAATGCTGCTTAATGCAGCCCGTGTTTCAAAACGCGATGACCCCCATTTTTCAATCAGGCGCGCCTGTACCTCCTTATGAGCCCCCAATGTAAGTTTCTCAGCACTAAGCCGTTTCCAACATTCAACCGCCTGGCCAATCCGATTTAACTCATAAAAATAACCAGCGCCGCTTATATCACGTAATAGCTCACAATTATGTATCAAGGGTATTCCTAGATATAGTGCATCTAATAACATATACTTGAGCGGGCGCCAGCGCTGATGGGAAATAATAACATTAGGTTCGCGACGTAAATCGGGTAAGCGCACACGTTTGATAAAATTACCACTAATATCTCCATTTCCGTCTGCCGTGTTCAAATGTAAATTTTTCACCACGTTGTTTACGAAAAAGGGCCGTGTGCTCAATACTTCTGAATTTAAGACCGTCCAACCAACAAATCCTGTCTGCTTATTAATTTCGCTACATATAGTAAGGGGTAGCGTACATTGACTTGTATTTGATTCGTTGCTTTCACAAATAGCAATTTTTAGGGGCCCGCCCCCAGAATTCCATTCGGGCACACCTTCTGATTGAATATATGTATCAAGTAACACTGGGTCCCATATAAACGGGCATGTATATACAGGGCGCCTACTCAAAAATGCCAAATAATCAAAATCAGTCTGTTTGAAATGGCCCCATGTCCATATTGCATCAATGTTTTCAAAATTGCGCGGCGCCAAGTTTAATGGATATACCGATGACTCAATATCATAAAAGACAGGTGGGCGGTGATAAAACATAACTGACCGTAAGCCAAGCTGCCGCCTAATAGTAGGGGGAAGAAACCACCCAATTTCAAGAATAAGATTGTATGTATGTATTTTAACACCATTTTCAAGCTTGATAAAAGGTATAGAGG